TTAAGCGTGGTTCAGAGCAATTCTCTGGCTATAACAAGCCAAAGAAAACTCCCAACCATCCAAAAAAAAGCCATGCAGTATTGGCTAAATCTGGTGACGAAGTGAAGTTAATTCGCTTTGGTCAACAAGGTGTTTCTGGTAGTCCTGATGGATCTAAGAGAAACGAAGCATTTAAAGCCCGTCATGCTGAGAACATTGCCAAAGGCAAGATGAGTGCGGCATATTGGGCCAACAAAGTAAAGTGGTGATTATGAAATGCCCTATCGCAACCTATGACATCAAGGTCAATCTGAAAGCTCGTAATTGGGCTTTTAAGAATGTTGGCTATGGTCCTGCCAATCCAGAGGAAGAGAATGAAGACTTCTGGAATGCCCGAGCAGAAGAGTGGCAGACTCCTGTTGAAGAGGCCAAGACCATGCGTTGCGGCAATTGCGCTGCCTTCATCCAGACCCCAGAGATGATGGACTGTATCCTAAAAGGTATAGATGAAGAGACTGATGGCTATGCCAAAGACGTCCAAGGTGCGGCTAATCTTGGCTACTGTGAGCTGTTTGACTTTAAATGCGCAGGTGAGCGTACCTGTTCAGCATGGTTGTCTGGTGGCCCTATCACCCAGAAGATGACCAAGAATCAGCAAAATATGTTGATGATGGCTAAAACAGAATACGACATGGAAGACGAGGAAGATTAAATGGTTGAATCTATTGTTCCAGCATGGTTAACATCATTATTTGATTCTTTTGGTCCAGAAGCAGTTGGTGGATCAGAAGCAGTTATGAGTGGTGGTGCAGCGCCAGTTCAAGCCTCCATTGGTCAACAAGCAGGTCAAGCTATTGGTCAAATGGTTTCACCGCAAATTCAACCATACCAAAATTTTTACAATACTGTAACCAACCCAAATACAAGTGTTGGTGACATGGCAAGAAGTGGTTTTCAGTTGGCTTTTAATCCAAATGAAGATGAAAAAAATCTTAACTTTAAACAGATGCCTAATCCCTATGGTGGCATGGCTAACAATTATGTTGGCGGCATCCCTTCTCTATTACAGAATACTGGTTCTGGAATCCTCCCTTATATCGGCTCACGATAAGGAAATAATATGTACGAAAACCCAATGCTGATGGCTGAAACTCTCCAAGGCCAAATGGAAGGCAACGAGGTAATGTCTGAAGAGCAACTTCAAGGCGTTATCTCTGCTGAAATCAATGATGCTATTTCCTTCATTGATGATGACATTGGTGGCAATCGTGCAAAAGCTACCGAGTACTACTATGGCGATCCCTTTGGTGACGAAGAGGATGGTCGTTCACAAGTTGTGTCAATGGATGTCCGAGACACAGTACAAGGCATTTTGCCAAGCCTGATGCGCATTTTCTTTGGCCCAGAGCGTGTGGTTGAGTTTGCCCCCCAAGGTCCAGAAGACGTGATGGGTGCTGAACAAGCAACTGACTATGTAGACTTCATCTTTAAGCGTGATAACCCAGGCTTTAAGATTCTCCACTCTGCTTTTAAAGACGCTTTAGTTCGTAAGTGCGGTATCGTTAAGTACTGGTGGGATGAGTCAACAGAAGTTCGTGCTGAATCATTCTCTATGCTTGATGAGCAAAGCATGATGATGTTGACAGAAGATCCAAATGTTGAAATCTCTGCGGTGCGTGAGTATCCTGTGCCTGGTACTGAGCCAATGAATGAAGCTCAAGCCATTATGACTCCACCCCCCATGATGTACGATGTGGAGATCAAACGCAGAATTAAGACTGGTAAAGTAAAGATTGAGGCTTTGCCACCAGAAGAGTTCCTGATTGACCGCAGAGCTAAATCCATAGAGGAAGCTATTTTCGTTGGTCATCGCACCATGAAGACTGTTTCTGACCTCGTAGCTATGGGTTATGACTATGATGAAATGGTTGAAGCTGCAGGTAATGGCAACGACTTTGACAACAATGACGAGTACCAAGCTCGTAACCCATTTGCTGTCATCAGTACTGCAAACAATGGCGATCCTTCTAGCAAGAGTGTTTTGTACATTGAAGGCTACTTAAAGGTAGACTTTGATGGAGATGGCATTGCTGAGATGCGCAGGATCTGCACAATTGGTACTGGCAACAAGGTTGTTCGCAATGAGATTGTTGATGACCGCCAGTTTGCTGACTTCTGTCCTGATCCAGAGCCCCATACCTTTTTTGGTATGTGTCCTGCAGATGTGGTTATGGACATCCAAGAGATTAAGTCCAATGTCCAACGTGGCATCTTGGATTCCTTGGCACAAGCTATCCACCCCCGTACAGCCATTGTTGAAGGTCAGGCTAACCTAGAAGATGTGTTGAATACTGAAGTTGGTGCTGTTATTCGTATGAGAGCGCCAGGCATGGTTCAGCCATTTACTACTCCATTTGTTGGTCAGGCAGCATTCCCAATGCTTGACTACTTGGATGACATTAAACAGACCCGTACAGGCATTTCTAAGGCCGCTGCAGGTTTGGATGCAGACGCTCTGCAAAGCACTACCAAAGCCGCTGTTTCTGCGACTGTCAATGCCGCACATCAGCACATTGAGATGATTGCCCGTATCTTTGCTGAAACAGGTATGCGTAAGCTGTTTACAGGCATCTTGAAGTTGGTTGTTGAGAATCAAGATCGTGCAAGAATGGTTCGTTTGCGCAACACATTTGTGCCAATTGACCCCCGTTCTTGGAATGCAAACATGGATGTAATCGTCAATGTTGGTGTTGGTGATGGCACTATTGAAGACCGAATTAACATCTTGAACCAAGTTGCCATGCGTCAGGAAATGTTGATTAAAGAGACTGGTCCTAACAATCCTGTTGTAACAATACCACAGTACACCAACACTTTGACTAAGATGTTGCAACTGGCGGGTATCAAGGATTCACAGAACTACTTTAATCAGTTACCTGCTGACTTCCAACTGCCAGAACCACCTGCTCCCAAGCCCACTCCAGAGGAGATGTTGGCTCAAGTACAGGCTCAAGCTATTCAAGCTGACATCCAGAAAAAGGCTGCTGAACTGCAGTTGGATCGTGAAAAAGCATTGTTGGCAGATGATCGTGAGCGTGATCGTATTGAGCAAGATGGTATTTTGCGTAGATATGAGCTAGAATTGAAATATGGTGTACAAATTCAAAGTGCGGAGATCAATGCCGCAATGAATAAAGACCGAGAGTTAATCCGTCAACAAGCTGCAATGAGTCAAGTGCCTCAACAGCCCCAACCTATGATGTGATATGGATGAATTAGAAATTAACCTCGCAAGAGGTGACAGAGCGAAGTTACTTCTAGAAGATGAACTCTTAAATGAGTTAATCAAAAAGATAGAAGATGACTGTTACAAAGAGATTCGGAATTCCACAATGATGGAAGGTCCAGTACGAGAACAAGCGTATATGCTCTTGAAGACAGTAGATCTATTGAGAACGAAACTACGCTCTGTTATGGACACAGGTAAGATGGCAGAAGTCGTACTTACCCGCCAGCGTGGTCGCCCACCAAAGGCAAAATGATTGTTCAACTAAGAGGTAAATATGTCCGATAACGCACAAGCAGTCGGTTCGATTACAGTAAACCAAGCAGCGCAAAGCTTTGCTACTATGCTAGACAGCCAAGAGGGTGTTGACACTGGTGCAGAGGCGCAACCAGAGGAGGAGCAATCCGAATCTGAGTCTGAGGAAATGGAATCTGCGGAGCCGCAAGATGAAGCAGAGGAAACTTCTGAGGAAGTAGAAGGCGAACAAGAGGAAGCTGAAGAAGAAGCTCCGAGGGATGAGAAGTTTGTTGTCAAAGTTGATGGCAAAGAAATCGAAGTCCCAAAGGATGAACTTATCCGAGGCTACCAACGTGAAGCTGACTACACACGGAAAACGCAGAAACTGGCAGAAGAGCGAAAATTAGTCGAGTCTGAGTTTCAGCAAGTACGTGGTGAGCGTGAACAATACGCTCAGATATTAGGACAATTACAGCAGAAATTGCAGGAGTTTGAGCCTCAAGAGCCTGATTGGAATCGTTTAGAAGCTGAAGATCCAACTGAGTATGCCCGTCAATGGACATCACATCAGCGTAGACAACAGCAGAAAATGGCAGTACAAGCAGAGCAAGATAGGCTCAATCAAGTGCGTCAAGCTGAGACACAAAAGCAGATACAAGCTGTTTTAGCGCAGGAAACTGCACGTTTGAAAGAGAAGATTCCTGAGTGGAGTTCTCCAGAGAAAGCTAAAGCAGAAGGTAAGGCTTTATTGGAGTATGGTCAGGCTTTGGGCTTTTCCGAGCAGGAACTGAACGGCATTACTGATTCACGGGCATTACTTGCGCTTCACAAGGCGTGGAAGTATGACCAGATGATGAGTAAACGTCCAGAATTCCAAGCGAAGATTAAAAAAGCTCCGAAAATGGCAAGTCCAGGTTCAGCGGGTAGCGTAGGTTCTAAGTCTGGTGAATTAAATAACGCAAAAAAGCGTCTTGCACAATCTGGAAGCGTCAGAGATGCCGCATCCCTTTTCGAGAAATTTATTTAAGGATTTATCATGGCTGCTATTACCAATACCTATACCCGATTTGACGCTAAAGGCGTTCGGGAGGACCTTTCAAACGTTATTTATCAGATCTCTCCAGAAGAGACTCCATTTATGAGCAATGTTGGTCGTGAGAACGTCACCAACACTTTCTTTGAATGGCAAACAGATGATTTGGCCGCTGCGGTCACAACCAATGCCCAGATCGAAGGTGATGACATCACTTCCTTCACAGCAGTTACAGCT